TGTTCTAAGTCTTTATTTAATTCTTTTGTGCTTTCAAAATTATCATCTTGTAAACAAGCAACAGATATTTCAGCTTCTCTAAGCAGTTTTAATACTTCATTCATCAATCACCTCCTCATAACAAACACCACAAAGCATTTTATTAAAAGTCACTTCATCAAAATCTTTATAACCTTTATCTTCATAATTGTTTTTATCTGTTATGTATTCAGCTTTATAGCCACACCTATTACAACAACCTCTACTCATCATTCACCTCCTCTTCTTCATATCTGAATCTGTGCAAAGTTTCTTTTTGTATGGTTAGTCTGTTTATTACACTATCTAGAATGCTTTTATCTCTTGTCCTGTTTTTAGAAAGTAACCCATCTTTTTTTATAATTTTCAAGACATCTACTAACACTTCAAGATTATTTTCAGCTTCTCTTGTTGCTCTAAAAATATCCATCATTCACCTCCTTTAATTTTTTACTATGTTGTCGCCAATATGAAATAAAGTTTTCTAGTGTTTCTAGATGTTCTTCAATCTTGGTATCTTCTTTTATGTTGTAATGAACTCTATCAGCAAATATATTATCAATTTCTGTATAGGCTCTTTCTAACTTCTGTAAATCATCTATTAAGAAATTTTTTAATCTACTCATTGTTTTTAACCTTTTCAATTTCATTACCAACCTTTTCACAACAAGACATGCAAAACCAATCACATAAATCTATATTTGTGTTATTGGCTTCCCATTGTTCAATTGTTTCCTCTGAACATTCTAATATTTCAACAATATCCATAATCATATTTTCATACTCATCTTTCGTATTACATACATTACAAATTCTTATATCGCTCATCTCTTCACCTCCACTACATGTTCTGCCAGAGTTTTTACACTCCAACCAACTCCAATAGTCCAACCTTCGTCCCATAAATCAAACTCTTTAGGCTCATTAATCGCTAGATAAATGCCCCTCAAAAAAGCATAATTTAAGTCCTTTGCACTACCATTAAAACTGTCTCCTTTGTTGTGAATAAACTTCCACAAAGTTTCATCATATGAATCAGCTTTTATAATTAAGTCTTGTGCTTTTTCATATACAGATTCGCTTACAATTTTCCAAGTCATAGTCCCTCCCTTGTTTCATCAAGATACTTAACAACACTTTTTTCAGGTGTCCAATGTATATCCCTTTCAATCTTCATGCCTAAAGGTAGCTCAATGCTTTCTAATTCATCAAGCCCCACATAGCCCAGCTCTGGAAAGCCCAAACCTAAATCACATAAACCATATAACAAACCATTACTTTCGTTATACTCTGATATTAACCAAGTGGCAGAACCAACAGGATTAAAGAGCTTCAAGTAAGGCAACCGATCTTCTGGCTTACGCTTTTTGTTGCTATCCAACAATCTTTTTATTTCTTTAGTAATAAGTTTCATAATTCCTCCCTATTCGCCATTTAAGTATCCAGCAAATTGCATACCATCTTCTCTGTAAAACCAAGATATATGAATATCCTCATTTATATCAGCAACTATTTCATTAAGCTTTGAATAAATACCTTCAGGTGGAGACCATGCTGTGTCGAAGTCATATCGCAAAACATCTTCTTCATGTTCATGGTTAATATCTCCAACACTCCATTTAGTTCCCCAATTCGACAGTCTCCATTCATACCATCTATCATCTTGTTTACCTGTGCTTTTAAATCTCCAAAATGAAAATCTCTCATCTTCATCATCAAAATAAGGCAACTCCCCATCTTTGTTAGGAATATTCTTCCAATCAGGTTCAGGGGCAATCTTATTAAAATCAAAAATAGATTCCTTTGATTTCAATAGCTTCTCAATCTTCTTTATATCTTTTGCATCACCTGTGATACAAACTTCATTACTACACCAATTTGGCATCTTTCTTCTCCTTTTTATTAATAATCTCATGGATTAATTCCATAAGCTCTTCTCTGATTTCACTACATTTCATAAAACCAGCATCTTCAACGCCTGTATATTTATCAACGATATTTTCAATATCCTCAGTAAGACAAGCGAAACCATTTGTATTAAGGGTAAGTCTTTCATCAACATTACCTTTCTCATCAATATATTTACTTACATATACATATTCATTCATCATCAATCTCCTTTTCTTCGTAATAAGTCCAATAATAAGAGCGAGAATCTCCTTTTTCTTCCCACTCTTCTTTTGCTTCGTTAAATGCGTTTACTCCTAAAACTTCTTCAACACATTTTTCAGAGCATACATTTTCGCTATCACCGACTATATAAACTCCTTTCTCTTGGTCTAGTTTGTCAATATTAGAATTACAAACTTCACAACTTACAATCCATGTATCAGTCATATCATTACTCCCAAATTTCGTTATTAAAATCATCTTCTTGTAGTTCAGGAAATCTCTTTAATGAACATTTAATACAGTAATCTTGACTTTCAATACTGAATGCCCATTCACCCACAGACAGAGCATCAGGGTAAATTGTCATGTTTTTTTTGCCCCAATCCAATCTATCGTTTTCGATTATCTCTGTCTGTCCAGCAACATCAATTTCAGTATTACAATCATCACAAAAATACTTAATCATCTTTCGCCTCCTCTGCTCGATAGCCATACCAACTACCACAATTAATTTGTTTCCAATCGTGGACATCATTATCATCACGCATATCGTTTTCACACATTAGCTCTGCATCTTTAGAGCTAGTGGCATTGACATAAGTGACATAGTAAACAGGTTGGACTGCTGTCACTCGGTATAATTTAACTTTATCTTTATCTTTACGCATTTTCTGTAATCTCCTCCTTGATTTGACAATCACCAAGAATGTCTAACTCGTAAGTGCCTCTGTCTATTTCTTCGACATGATATTCACCATTTACATATTTAGATTTGGTTCTTTGGTCTTTATAAAATTTTACAAAGTAATCAGCTTTAGGATTTTCAGTATGTAATTGGAAGAGATGAATAATCATCTCAACATAATTAGTATGTTTCTTGATTTCATTATCTGATGTATCAAGACATATATAATATTCGTTTAATATTTCTAGTCTCATAATATTTAATTTACTCCTTAAATAATTAATACTTCAAATAGTATATCAAGATAAACTAAATGTAAACAAAAAGATTAATATATTTTCAACGCCTGTCTAAATAAGCCCAGCGACAGTCTCGACAGTATCGATAGTCTCGACAATCTCAATAAATATAAAAATCCACGATCAGTTCAGGTAGTAAATTTAGGACAAAAAAAACCCCTCAAAAGAGGGGCTTTAATAGGGGGCTTTGTTTATATTATTTCACCTCCAAGATTTTGCCATGATGTTTTATATCAAACTTTAAATGATACGCCAGAAGGTCATAGATTAATAAATCCCATTCATAGTCATAAGCCTCCTTCCATATCTCGTTTTTATATCTGCCCCCATCTAAGTAGTCTTGATTTAGAAAATAATCATAGTCAATCTCGTTATCCTCCGACCAATGCCCATAGGCTTCAAAAGTTCCTTCTTTAAGTTCTAACTTAAAACAAAACTCATGGTGTTCAACTCTATCTTCGTAGAGTTCTTTTATTTGTTCTTTTGTCATTCCTCCCATTATTTCACCTCCAAGAATTGAGCAGTATGCGAACCTTTAGGCAGTAATGCTCTTTTAAGTAATTCACCATCAACATAAAAGCGATACTCCCTATCACCATTATCTAGAATCTTATGAGTTGTTTTATGTTTTAAGAAAACATGAGAATTGCTGGAACTTGTCCCCACTCGCACTTCTACTTCTCCTCTTTCTTTAACTCCATAAGATTTGCCACCTTTATAAATACATGATGTGACTATGTTCCATATTGGGTAAGATTTCATTAGCAAACCTCCAATTCTTCTAATTCCATATAGTCATCACTATCGGCTAAATACTCGACAACCTCAGACCAATACTTAAAGGGTTGATTTGTGTCGTAATTCCAATTTTCCATTACTTGCTCATTGTCTTGCGTTTTGACAATGATATTATTTTCATCAGTTAAAACCCCATAGCAATTTATAATAAAATTACCAGCACAGTTTTTATACTTTATTACTTTCATTTTTTTACTCCTTATAAAATTTCTGTTTCGTTCTTTGAACTCCTCAGGGTGAACCAATATTCACCGACAGAAAAGGGGGGCGACATTACCCCCCTTGAATTATTTTTCATAGTTCTCCTTTAGTATCTGCATCATCTCATCATAATTACGCCCCATATATGTCAGGTAATTTCTCACGCCTTCCATATTAGTAAATTCATCTGTATCTATAATATATTCATCAAAGCCATCATTTAAGTTCTCCTCCTTTCCGAATATCTCGACAAAATAATTACCTGTGCCTAAATAATCATCATCTCTTCTTATTTCTATTCTTGACACGACTGAATAACCTTCGCCTTTCTTGAAAGTTCTAAAGCCCTTCTCAATAAAATTTTTACTTTCTAAATCTTTACTACTCATATTAATTACTCCTTATTAAATAGTTAAGACCATTAAATCAAATAACCAACTAATAATCAATCTTTTAATGAATCATTCTTCCCCTGTATTATCCAACTATGAGCAAACCAAATCTAAGGGTAATTAAAAACAATCTCACAATTAAGCAAGAGACCTTCTGCAATCTTATTGTTTCAGGTGAGATAGGCACACAGAAAGAAGCATACTTCAGGGCTTATGATGTTGAGCTAGATGAAAAAGGGAATATACCTCAATGGGTAGAGAAAGAAGCGACAGTATTATTACAACACCCCAAGATTACCCAAAGGATAAATGAGCTTATTAAGGTCAAAGAAAACAGATTACTAGCCTCCACTACTAAAACGAAAGAATATGTTTTAAAGAAGTTGTATGAGCTTGTAGAGACTGAGAACAACCCACAAGCCAGAATAAGAAGCCTAGAGTTACTCGGTAAATCAATAGCTATGTTCACAGATGTCCAAGAGACTAAGGACACAAGAACAAAAGACCAAGTAGAACAAGACATAGAAGCCAAGCTGAAAGAATTAGAAAGCCTCACATAAAAGAACCACCCCCTTTTCCACATAAGTAAGTCAGTCAGATAATACCCCCACCCCCCCTAGCCAGACAACAGTTACCTGTCATCATATATATACTGTGATCTGCACAAATAATTACTTAATTTTGCCAGGGGTACCCCCTTTTTTTATTTTGATAGCGTTTTGATAGCGTTATATATATAAATTTGTTAGAATTAACCTAGGGTCCCATACATAGGGGTAGAATATTATGCAAAAATCTGTTGACAATCATGTGAAGAGGGGTCAATATGGTAGAATATTCATATTCCTATGGAGTAAATCTAGAAAATACCTAAGATTTAGAAAAATTCTAACTAGGAATTTCCTAATAGAAAAAGTTATATTAGATATTACCTAGTATTAGGAAGGAATAATGAAGCCAGAACTTATATCAAAAATTAGAGCCTTGCCTCCAGAACAACAAGAGGAGTTCATAGACGATATCTTAGCCTATGAGAGAGAGGTTCGTAAGGATCAAGTTAGAAACAGCTACATGAGCTTTGTAAAGAGCCAATGGAGTGCCTTTATTGAAGGACCACACCATGAAATTATGGCTAAAGCTTTTGAAAGAGTAGCTAATGGTGAGTTAAAACGCCTTATTATTAACATGCCACCCAGACATACCAAGTCGGAGTTCGCATCTTACCTATTACCTGCATGGTTTTTAGGTAGATACCCAGAAAAGAAAATAATTCAGACAGCTCATACCGCAGAACTTGCAGTAGGCTTTGGTAGAAAGGTTAGAAACCTGGTGGATAGTGAAGATTTTAAAGAAGTATTTAGCGATGTAAGTCTTAGATCAGACTCTAAGGCTGCTGGTCGTTGGAATACGAACAAAGGTGGCGAGTATTTCGCTATCGGTGTTGGTGGTGCTGTTACTGGTAAAGGTGCAGACCTTCTTATTATTGATGACCCCCATTCAGAACAAGAAGGAGCTAGTGCTGATCCAGCAGTATTCAACAAGACGTTTGAATGGTACACATCTGGTCCTCGTCAACGTCTGCAACCAGGAGGTGCCATAGTCATTGTTATGACTAGATGGAACCAAAAGGATTTGACAGGACAAGTAGTAGATGCATCTATCAAACGTGGTGGTTCTGATGAGTGGGAAGTCATAGAACTTCCTGCCATCATGCCCTCTGGTAAACCTCTTTGGGAAGCTTTTTGGAAGCTAGAAGAGTTAGAGGCTTTGAAGTCTGAACTGCCAACAAGTAAATGGATGGCACAATACCAACAAGACCCAACCTCAGAAGAAGGTGCTTTAGTTAAGCGTGAATGGTGGAATGTATGGGAAAGTAGAGAACCACCTGATTGTGAGTTTATAATTCAATCTTGGGATACAGCTTTTATGAAACATGAAAGAGCTGACTTTAGTGCTTGCACTACCTGGGGAGTATTCTACAGAGAAGGTGATGATGGACTATTGGCACCTAACCTGATACTACTAGATGCTTACCAAGAGAGATTAGAGTTTCCAGAATTAAAGCGTAAAGCTATGGAAATGTATCAAGAAAGAAAACCAGATGCATTTATTATTGAAGCGAAAGCAGCAGGTATGCCACTCATATTTGAATTGAGAGCTATGGGCATTCCTGTACAAGAGTACACACCAAGTAGAGGTAATGACAAGATATCAAGAGTTAATGCAGTCTCAGACCTATTCGCATCAGGCGTAGTCTGGGCACCCCAAACAAGATGGGCAGAAGAAGTAGTAGAGCAGTTTGCTGGATTCCCTAATACGGAACATGACGATTTAGTTGATAGCAGTACGCAAGCTCTGTTAAGATTTAGACAAGGCGGATTTATACCTATTTATTCTGATGAAGAAGATGAACCATTAGAACATAATAGAACTGCAAATTATTACTAGGAGAAATTTTGGCTATAGATAGATTACAACCACAAACACCTGTCGAAGGGTTAGTGGAACAAGACGAACAAGAACAAGGATTAGAAATAGAAATAGAAAATCCTGACTCTGTTAGTATTGAAACAGAGGATGGAGGAATGATTATTGACTTTGATCCTCAAGGAGAAAAACAAAATGCATACGCTGGTTTCTATGAAAACCTTGCTGAGTATATTGATGATGATGAGTTACAAAGTATTGGCTCAGATTTATGTTCTGCTTTTGATGCTGACAAAGATTCTCGTAAAGAATGGGAAGAAAGTTATACACAAGGTCTAGATCAACTAGGACTTAAGGTAGAAGAAAGAACCCAACCATGGAACGGAGCTTGTGGTGTGTTTCACCCAATGCTTTCAGAAGCAGTAATTAAGTTTCAGTCTCAAGCTATCTCAGAGATATTTCCAGCTAAAGGACCAGTTAAAACGCAAATAGTAGGTAAGATTACCGAAGAGAAAACCAAACAATCAGAAAGAGTTAAAGATTATTTAAACTATCTTTTAACTTATGAAATGAAAGAATACAGAACAGAGACAGAGAAACTCTTGTTTCATCTACCTCTAGCTGGTTCTGCATTTAGAAAAGTTTACTATGACCCTAACTTAGAAAGACCATGCGGACACTTTGTTCCAGCAGAAGATATGGTTGTAAACTATGGAGCTGCTGACTTAGAGACTTGCGAAAGAGCAACTCATGTTATGAAGAAAAGTAACAATGACCTTCGTAAGATGCAAGTAAGTGGTTACTACAGAGATGTAAGTGTTCCAGATTCAGCACCATCAGCAAGTGATATTGTTGAGAAGTACAATAAAATGACTGGTGAACAAGACAGTTATGCTTATGATAACAGGCACACTATCTTAGAAATGCAAGTCAACCTTGACTTACCAGGTTTTGAAGATGAAGTAAATGGAGAGCAAACAGGTATAGCTCTTCCTTACATAGTATCAATAGATTATCCAAGCGGTATCATTCTTAGTATCAGAAGAAACTATTTAGAGAATGATGAAAGAAAAGAAAAAAGAAATCACTTTGTTCATTATCAATACTTACCTGGAATAGGTTTTTATGGTTTTGGACTAATACATTTAATAGGTGGCTTGAGCAAATCAGCTACAAGCATCCTAAGACAGTTAGTTGATGCAGGGACACTCTCAAACTTGCCTGGAGGTTTAAAAGCCAGAGGTCTCAGAATCAAAGGGGATGACACCCCAATCATGCCTGGAGAGTTCAGAGACGTTGATGTACCTGGCGGAGCAATAAAAGATAACATCACCTTTCTTCCATATAAAGAACCAAGCGGCACCCTGTATCAACTTCTTGGCACTATCGTAGAAGAAGGCAGAAGGTTTGCAAGTATCAATGATATGAAGATATCTGATATGAATAACCAAGCTCCTGTAGGAACTACTCTAGCTTTGATAGAAAGAAACATGAAAGTTATGAGTGCAGTCCAAGCAAGACTACACGCTTCTATGAGAAGAGAGTTTGATATCTTAGTAGACATAGTAAAAGACTTTACTGACCCTTCATATCCTTATGCTGAGTCAGAAGAAGAATCTATAAAGCGTGATGATTTTGATGCAAGAGTAGATGTATTACCTGTATCTGATCCTAATGCTTCAACTATGGCTCAAAGGATTATGCAGTATCAAGCAGCTATGCAATTAGCACAGTCTGCTCCACAGATGTACAACTTACCAGAATTACACAGACAAATGCTTGATGTGCTTGGTATAGAAAATACATCAGAGATAGTACCAACAGATGAAGATATAAAACCTGTTGATCCTATAAGTGCAGTACAGAATATTCTTAATGGAGAACCTGTTAAAGCTTTTGAGTTTCAAGACCATGATGCACACATACAAGCAGTTACTTCTGCTCAAAGTGATCCAAAGATTTTACAACTTATGGAAAACAATCCAATGGCAGGGAATATTCAAGCAGCAGGTATGGCATATGTAACTGAACATCTTTCTATGAAGTATAGAGATCAGATAGAAAAAGAAATGGGTATTGAGCTACCACCACCAGGAGAAGAGTTACCTGCTGAAATTGAAAGCAAACTATCTGCTCTTATGGCGGAAGCTGCTCAAAGAGTTACTGATAGCAATATGCAATCAGTTGAACAAGAAAGAATACAAGAGCAAATGCAAGACCCAATTATTCAAGCAAGAATGCAAGAGCTGCAAATTAAACAAATGCAAGCTGAAAGCAAAGCTCAAACAGACCAGGCTAAATTACAACTCGATGCTCAGAAAGCTGCTCAGACTGCTGAGATTGAGAAACAAAGAATTGCATCTCAAGAGCGTATGGCAGGAGCATCTATTGGTCAAAAGATGGCTAGTGATCTCTTAGATGCTGAACAAGATAATAAAAAACAAGCTGCAAAAGATTATGAAAAAGGTGTTGACATAGGTATTAAATTAGCCGAAGATAGCACTAAGAATGATAAATGATATCAAAGAGCAATCACTTTCTGAATATTTAGGAAGTAGAATACGAACATTGATGAACGATCATGCGGACCAGGTAGCTGGTGGTGGTTGTAAAGACTTTGCTTCGTACCAAAGACTCTGTGGTGTTATTGAAGGTCTAGCCCTTGCAGAGCGTGAGATGTTGGACTGGAAAGAAAAATTTATGAAAGACTAGGACTCGATACCTTTATATCGTGCAAAATATGACTGAGAAAAAAGACAACAAAGCAAGTCAACTTCCAAAGCCTCAAGGCTATCGTTTATTAATAGCATTACCAGAAATTAGTGATACTACTGATGGTGGCATTATTAAACATACAGCAGATACCAAAAAAGCAGAAGAAGTCGCAAGTGTTTGTGGTTATGTTCTTGAACTCGGACCAGATGCTTACAAAGATCAAAACAGATTTCCTAATGGACCTTATTGTAAAAAAGGTGATTGGGTTATTGTAAGACCTTATTCAGGCACTCGTATTAGCATACATGGTAAAGAGTTTAGAATAATCAATGACGATACAGTAGAAGCTGTCGTTGAGGACCCAACAGGAGTGGTAAGAGCAGTATGAGTGAAGAAGTCGTAAACAAAGAAGAAGAAATTACTACAGATAGTTTCTTTGGTGTAAAACATGATTTAGTTACTGATTCAAAAGATAGTGAAGAAGTAGAAGTAGAAGTTATAGAAGAAGATTCTAATTTGCCTGATCCAGCAGATGTTAAAGTAAAAACAGAAGAATCAGCAGAACCAGAAGTTAAGACAGAAGAAGTTGTTGTAACTGATGAAGATTTAGATAAAGAAATAACTGATTACAGCGAAAGAGCTGGCAAAAGAATTAATCAATTAAAGTACGAGTTCCATGAAGAGCGTAGAGCTAAAGAAGCATCATCTAAAGAAAAAGATGAAGCAGTAAGAAGGCTTAAAACTTTATTAGAAGAAAATCAAAGATTACAAAAATTTGTTAATACAGGTAGTCAGGCTTTAAATCAACAAGCATTACAAAATGCACAATGGGCAAAATACAATGCTCAATTACAATTAAAGAAAGCTTATGATGATGGCAATACAGAAGAGTTAGCAAAAGCTCAAGAGCTATTATCAAAAGCAACACTAGCAGAACAACAAGCAGGAAGCTATGCTAATCAAGTTGCTCAATACGCTGAAACACAACCTGCACCTGCAACACAGCAGACACAGGGACAAGAGCAAACAACAGAAGCAGAAAAACCTAAAGACCCAGCATTAGAAGCATGGTCACAAAAAAATCCATGGTTTATGGGCACAGACCCTGCACACAGAGACATGACAGCTTATGCTATGTATGTAGATCAAAAACTACAACAAAGTGGCATAAACCCAGAAACTCAATCTAGTGAATACTACGCAGAAGTAGATAAGCAAATGAGACAAGAGTTTCCACAGTTTTTTGGGGTTCAATCAGAACCAGCACAAGTAGCAGAACAAACGAAAGTTGAATCTGCTCCTGTGTCAAAAGAAGCATCGACAGTAGTCGCACCAGTATCGAGGACAACTGGTAAAACACCTCGCAAAGTACAGCTTTCGGCTGAACAAGTTAGACTAGCACGACAACTTGGAATTACGCCAGAGCAGTATGCCAATCAACTATTAAAGGAGAACTAAATGGCAGAAGATAAGAAAATAGCAGAAGAAGTGAAAACTGAATCTGATGTAGTGCGTACCCCCAGAGGGCAAGATAGCCGAGAGGCAGAAATGAATACTATGGACTGGGAAAACCCAGTCAACCTACCAGCTCCCACACCTCAACCAGGATGGGTTTTTAGATGGGTTAGAACTGCTTTACTAGGTGAAGCTGATAATCCAAATGTATCCAGAAAGTTTAGAGAAGGTTGGATTCCCTGCAAAGCAGAGGACCATCCTGAACTAAGTATCTTAATGGACCATAAATCCGAATGGGCGACTAAGGGTAATATAGAGGTAGGCGGACAAATCTTATGTAAGATTCCAGAAGAGAAAGCAAAAGCTAGAGATGAATACTTTGCTGGACAAGCAAAAAATCAAATTGATTCTGTAGACAATGCTTATTTCAAGGACAATGATCCAAGAATGCAGAAGGAAGTTTACGAAAGAAAAAGTAAAACCAGTTTCGGTAGTGATTCATAATTTTATAATTTTAATTTAATTTTATTGGAGAAATACTATGGCAGATGTAGCCTCACCTTTTGGTGCAGTACCTGTAAGCTCTTTAGTATCTTGTGCATACAACGATAAAATAGTCCATTATAAAATTGCCAGCGGATATAACACAGATGTTTTCTATGGCGACTTTGTAAAATGGCATGACAACAACCCTAATACCACAATCCAAAAGGATACTGGTACAGCTACGTTGACACCCATTGGAGTATTTTTAGGATGTTCATATACTGATCCAGTTTCAGGTGAATTTAGACAGTCTCAATATTATCCTGCTAATACAGCAGCTAGTGATATTGTGGCTTATGTGCAAAGTGATCCCTTCGTTGTTATGAAGATGCAATGTGATGGACCTGTTGACCAAGATGACCTTGGTAAAAACGTAGAGGTAAATCAAAACGCAGGATCAACTTTGATTGGTACTAGTAAAAATGATATTGATATATCAACCGCAGCGACAACAAATACGTTGCCTCTTAAGATTATTGACTTTGTTGATGGTCCTACTAAAGCGGTAGATCAGGCTTTCCCTGAAGTGCTAGTTTCTTTTAACGTAGGGCACCAGTTGCTCAACCCAACAGGAATAGGATAAGGAGTAAATTATGGCAGCTATTTCAAGAGCAAATCAGCTTCACCAATTACTACCAGGACTTAATGCCCTGTTTGGTGAAGAATATCAAAGTTACGACAATGAGCATGAGCAAATCTATGATACAGAGAACTCAGAGCGTTCATTTGAGGAAGAGCTAAAAATCTCAGGATTTGGTGCAGCTCCAGTCAAAGCGGAAGGTTCACAGATTCTGTATGATACAGCTCAAGAATCATTCGTGGCTAGATATACACACGAAACTATTGCAATGGGATTTGCAGTTACAGAAGAAGCAATGGAGGATAACCTTTATGTTTCTCTTAGCGGTAGATATACCAAAGCATTAGCAAGAGCAATGGCTTATACAAAACAAGTAAAAGCAATGGCACCACTTAACTTAGGTTTCACAACCTTTAATTCAGGTGACGGAGTATCATTATTTAATACTGCTCACCCATTAGTAAGTGGCGGAACAAATGCAAACAGACCAGCAGTAGGTGCTGACTTGAACGAGGCTTCTTTAGAAGATGCTATCATTCAAATCGGTGGATGGACTGATGAAAGAGGTCTTAAGATTGCAGCACAAGCTAGAAAGCTTATTGTTCCATCAGCTTTACAGTTTGTGGCAACTAGATTGCTTAAATCTGAATATCAACCAGGTTCAGCAAACAATGACGTTAACGCTATTGTTTCAACTGGAGTCTTACCAGAAGGTTTCTCAGTTAATCATTATTTAACTGATACAAACGCTTTCTATTTGATGACAGATGTACCTGATGGTATGAAGCACTTTGTTAGATCACCTATGCAAACAAGCATGGATGGTGACTTTAACACAGGTAACGTAAGATATAAGGCAAGAGAAAGATACTCATTTGGTGTATCTGATCCGCTTGGTATCTTCGGATCACCTGGTAGTTCATAAGAACTTTAAAGGGGAGCTTCGGCTCCCCTTTTTATTTATTTAATAAATCCCTTTCTTTTTAAGTTTTTTAAGTATATAGTCAAAGAATAGTTTTGGCATATACAAATATGCTGGTCTCATGGAGGACTGAAATTATGGCAAGTAAAGTTTCAAGCGTTAATGAATTACCGCTTAATATAACCAAGAATAGACCTGATGCACAATCAATAGTGCAAGGTGTAACAGACAGAAGTTTGGAAGGCAATGCACTTCCTTTTTATAATAGACAGGACCCTGCTCTTATAGAGGAGTGGTTTGACGATTTCAATTATTTCAACACAAGTAAATACTTAGTAACTAAAGTAGAAGCTGGTTCAGGATCAGCTACACAAACAGTTTCACGTTCAATACTTACAATACAAAATGACGATGCAGCTAATGACTACACTTGTATACAACCACAATTAGGCGACAATACAAATATTGCAAACTTTATAAATCCTGTTGCTGAAAAAGGTCAAGATATATTTTTTAGATGTAGATTAAGAATTGCTGATGTATCTGCTACAAAATTTCAAATAGGTCTTATGGGTAAAAACCCAGGAAGTTTTCCTACATTTGGTACTTTCAATAATCATATAATGTTTACATGGAAACAATTTGGTAGCCCTATTTTATATTGGCAGTATGGATTAGCTGCTACAACAAACATTTGGAATCCATTTCCAGGTAGATTATTAAACCCAATAGAAGGTAATAAAATATCAATAGCAGATGGATATACAAAGGTATATCCTACTGATGGTTCTGGTTCAAGATTCCAAGCTTTTGCAGGAAGTAGTGAAGGTACTATTGCAGCATCAGGACTTCCTATTGCTGACCCAGAATATCCAATCATTAGAGACAATGAGTTTTTTAGACTTACTTTAATATATAAAGCAGGTAATCATAAAGCACCAAATGGTCAAGACTCTAATGGAAGATTAGAATTTTGGTTAGGTGCAGATGGTAGAGATGACCAATGTTTACAAGTTGTCTATCCAGATTTATCTGACATAACAAGTATGACATCAATAACACCTTCTATTTGCATAGGTAACTCAGGTGGTACTTCATCAGCTGAAATAGATTATATGCATGCTGGACAATTTAGAAGTATAAATAGAGTAGGTAAAGGAGAATAATATGGCACATATAGTAAAAGAATATAAACGAGGCGAAAAAGTTTTAATTGGTTCTTATGATAAAGAATCAGATGCTATGGATAAAGTTAATGAAATACTTGATGCTGGTGCAGAAGGTGTTTATGTGGAGGTAACTGAATAATGGCAAATTTTACTAGGACCCTTAAAAAAACAGGTAATGTTAATTTTAAAAATGGTATAAATGATTCTGCTCTAGGAGATGCTGTAGGTCAATTATCAACTAAACCTGTACCATATAGAAGGCAAGTATTCTGGCAAGACTTTTTAGGATATGACCTTGCAACTTTTAGAGTGCATAAAGTAGAGGCTGGATCAGGTTCAGCAGCTTTAGTGCCAGGAGATTCTGTAGGTGGTACTTTAAAAATTACTAATGATGATGCAGCCAATGATTTAGTTAATATTCAATTAGGTAATACTGCTGCAAGTAATCCTACTTTCCAATGGAACTACGATAGAGACTTTTGGATTGATATTAGAATGAAAGCTTCTGATGTTTCAAGTGCAAAACTTGATGGATTCTTTGGAGTATGTCAATCAGAAAACAACATAGCTTTATTTACACATTACAATAGAATAGGTTTTCATTTTGACAATCTTTTAGGAAGTCATGTTTTTCCTTGCTGTGGTAATGTAGATGAAGCCAAAACTTCTTTAGGAGATGGTACTGCATTTTTTAGTGGAGTAGGAAATAACGAATATTTTAATTTAAGTTTTGCATATAGTTCTAAAACAAAAAATTTAAAATGGTTTATCAATGATGTTTGTGCTTATAGCATGAATGCTAACGATTTAGACTTTAATGCTTTTGAACCAGCAAAAAATTATATACCACCTAATAATTCTATTATGGCTCCAACTATACAATTTAAAAATGGTACAGCAGGTGCTAACGTGCTTGAAGTAGATTATATGTTAGTCGGTGTAGAAACAGAGGACAGGTCATAATGAAAATAATAGCAATAA